CTATAGAGTTAAACTATTTAAACTTTCAAAAAGGTAAAATAAAACTTGAAGGAGTTCAATTAAAAAAAAATGAAGTCTATGCCTATAAAATTACTTTCTTTGGAAATACTGTAGAGCTTAAAGATTTAATAGCTGAAGATACTCTAGACGCTTTAGTAGGAGGAGCTAACTGGATTGATGGATTTTCTAAACCCTATACAAGTGCCGCAATCTATACAGGCTTAAGATCAGGTTATGATATTACAAATGATGGTGTAACCTATAATAACGCGATTATTACACCCTTAATTAGCCACACTACTAGACTCTTTTATGATTCTGCTAGTAATACAGCAGATGACGGAAACTTAGCTCCTAATGGCAATGGAGAAAGCGCAGCTATGAATCATGGTATCTTTTGGAAAGATTTAAAATATGCTATAAGAGTAGATTTAGTTATTAAAGCAATTGAAAAAACTTATGGCTTAACTTTTTCTACAGATTTCTTTAATAGTTCAAATGCTCCCTACTATAATCTTTATTTGTGGATGCACAGAAAGAAAGGTAATGTAGATGATCCAAATGCACCTGCAACATTTCCACAACTTTTGGATTTTGGTTTAGATAGTACTATGACTAATGTAATAGCTACTGGAGAAACTATCACAGTAAGTAGTCAAACTGGAAACAATAAAATAATTTCTTCTCTGACTGTTAATGTTAATGCAGCAGAAGATACAGTTTATACTGTTAATGTTATTAGAGATGGAGTTATTCAAGATAGTTTTTCAGCAACTGCACCAAGTGCTGCCTCTGCTTCGGTAGATTTATTTAACGGAATTTATCAAGTACAAATCGTAGTAAGAGAAGAGTTTACAGTAGATTCTGTTTCTTGGGATTTAGCAGATTTAATAGTTCCTGAATCTCATACTTTTAATATATCTGCATTTACAATACAAGCAGTTATTCAATTTGTGCCGTCTGCTCAATTGCCTCCTATAGGAGTTTTAAAATTTTTAACAGGACTCTTTAAGATATTCAACTTAACAGCTTTTGTGTTAGACGATGGTACTGTAAAAGTTCAGACTTTAGATAGTTTTTATGCAAATCCTAGTTCTTCTTCTCCCTTTGATATAAGCAATCATGTCGATGTTAGTAAAAGTCAGGTTAACGTTGCTCTGCCATTTAGAGAAATTGTATTTGAATATAAAGGACTTAAAACTAAACTAGCTAAACAACATGAGCAGCTAACAACAGGAGGCGTAGGATGGGGAACTACTGAATTTACAGGAGATGACAAATATGACGGAGGAATTTATAAAGTAGAAGCTCCCTTTGAGCATTTAAAATATGAAAGGCTAGTAGATGTTGCTACAGGAAACAATACCACAGCTCAGAATGGATGGATGGTAGATGACAATGATGATTCTTATTTAGGTGATCCTGTTTTATTTTATCCAATTTATCAACAGAATCAAGATCCTATAAGGTTTTTAACTGATAGACCTTATTTAAATGCAGCCTCAAATACAGATATAAACGATTATTTTATTCCTAGCAATAGCCTCTCTCTAGATGCCTCAATCTCTACAGCTAATTTAAATTTTAATCAGGAGCTTAATGAGTATGATGTAACTGGAAACTTTACAGGTACTTTGTTTTTTAATTACTATTCTAATTACATCAATGAAATGTTTAACACTAAAAGAAGATTAAGCAGATTCTCAGCTTATATTCCTCTAAACATTTTACTTAATTATACTCTAGCAGATCGTTTTATTATTAATAAACAAAGCTATAAAATAAACTCAATTACAACAAATTTAAAAACAGGACTTAGCACTCTTCAACTATTAAATGAAGTATCATGATAGATAAAATTTTAGAATTAATTAGTATAACAGAATGTAATGGTAAATACTCACAAATTGCAAAAGGTAAAAATAAAATGCCAGAAAATTTAAAAGAAGCTTACAACCAATTAAAAAAAGAATTAAAAAATGGCTAAAGAAATTATTATAGATATTAATCTAAAAGATGCTGAGAAAAATCTACAGGCTATTAATGAAACTTTAAAAGTTCAAAAAAATATTATAGCAGATTTACAAATAGCAAATACTAAGCTAGAGAATCAATTACAAAAAACTAGTAAAAGAGATTTAAATAGAAGAAGAGATTTAGGCAAACAAATAGATAAAAATAAACAGCTCATAAAAGAAGAGCAAGCAGGAATTAAAAAAAATACTTTAGTAAGAGATAAAGCAAACGATTCTTTAAAAACTGCTAAAGATAATTCTACGGATTTATCTGGAGCTATGGGTGTTCTAGATAGGCAAACAGGAGGACTAGCTTCTGGACTAACGAACTTAAGTGCAGGAGGGTTAAAGAAAACTATTAAAGGTTTTATGACCTTAAAGACTTTAGCTATGGCTAGTGTTTTAGGACTTATAGTAGGAGCTATAGTAGCTTTAAAAACTGCTTTCACTTCTTCTGAAGATGGACAGAACAAATTTCTGAGTATAATGACTCAGATAGGAGTAGTTGTAGGAAATGTTACAGATATAGTAGCAGATCTAGGTATGGGTTTATTTAATGCAGGAAAGTCACTAGCTAAATTAATAACTGGAGATTTTGCAGGAGCTACTGCTGCTTTTGGTGAAATGGTAGTAAATGTAGATAGTGCTACAAATTCTATAGCAAACTTTGGAGAAGAAACTAAAAAAGAAATAAAACTAGCTAAAGAATTATCAGAACAAAGAGCGCAGGCAGACAAAGCGGAGCGAAGGCTACTAGTTGAAAGAGCAGAAGCAAACCGAAAAGTAGCGGAGTTAAGAGAAAGAGCAGCAGACAAAGAAAATGTAACTGTTAAAGAAAGGATAGAAGCAATAAAAGAAGCAGGTGAAATAGAAGAAGAAATAACAGCTAAAGAAATAGAAGCTGCTAGATTAAGATTTGAAGCTAAAAAAACAGAAAACTCTTTAAGCAAATCAACTAAAGAAGATTTAAACGAAGAAGCACAGCTACAAGCTACTTTAATAGACTTAGAGACAGCTAGACTAAGAAAACAAAAAGCTTTAACTGCTGAAATAACAACTGCATTAAGGGAGGAAGAGTCTGAAAGAAACAGAATAATAAGTGATAGAAAAAAACAAGAGGCAGACGATCTTAAAGCTAAAGAAGAGTTAGACAAAATAGCTTTAGAGAAAAAACTAGCTCAGGATAAATTAGATAAAGAAGAAGCTGAAAAACTAGCAGTTTTAAAAGTTGAATCTGATCAAAGAGTTTTAGCCTCTGAGATAGAAATAGAGCAAAGAAGGTTAAACGCTAAGAAAGCCTCTACGGCTGGAATTATTTCATTATTTGGAGCTGAGTCTGGAGCAGGAAGAGCAGCCGCTATTATTAGACAAGTTTTAGCTGCACAAGAGATGATCGCTGAAGCTAGAAAAACTATCACTTTTGCAAGTTTAGCAGGAGCAAGGTCTTCAGCAGCAGTATCAGAAGGAACAGCACAAACTGCAAAAGTTGGATTTCCTGAGAATGTACCCATGTTGATAGCTTATGCTCTTCAAGCTGTAGGAATAATTTCTGCAATGAGTTCAGCAGTAGGCAAATCTAAATCTATTGCAAGTTCTTTAGGTGGTGGTGGTGGTGGTGGTGGAACTCCAAGCTTTCAAGCAGCTCCAACTCCTGCTGTGCCTGCTGCTTTTAATGTAGTAGGAGCTTCTAGTTCAAACCAATTAGCAGGAGCTATAGCTTCACAATCACAGACACCAGTTCAGGCTTTTGTAGTTTCTAACGATGTAACAACCGCACAGAGTTTAGAAAGAAATATAGTAGAGGGAGCTTCTATAGGATAGGAAACAGTTTATAAATTAATCGTACATATAATATGGATATAATAGAATTGTTTTTAGATGAAGAAAATGAACAGTCTGGAATAGAAGCTATTTCTGTAGTAGAATCTCCTGCTATTGAATCAGATTTTATAGCTCTTAAAAATCAAGAGTTTAAAATGGCTGTTGTAGACAAGGAGCAAAAAATACTTCTAGGAGCTGCATTAATACCTAATAAACCTATATACAGAAAAAATAGTGAAGGTGATGGCTACTATGTTTTCTTTTCAAAAGATACAGTAAAGAAAGCCTCTGAAATGTTTTTTATAAAAGGCAATCAGTCCAAAGCTACAGTAGAGCATCAAATGTCTGTAGAAAATTTAACTGTTGTAGAATCATGGCTAGTAGACGATCCTAAAATGGATAAGTCTGTCAAGTATGGTTTAGATGTGCCTCAAGGTACTTGGATGATCTCCATGAAAGTTAATAATCCAGATGTTTGGAAAGAAGTTAAAGAGGGTACTTATAAAGGTTTTTCTATAGAGGGCTATTTCAGCGATCAAGCTAATAGACCAAAAGAACAAATAGAAGAAGAGCTAGCAGCGGATGTATTACTAAACAAAATTAAAAATATTCTTAATGACAAGAAAACCCTTTAAAAATTTAGCTCACTCCTCTCCAAAAAATGGCAAAAGAGGCTGTTTATGTAAAGACAATACTTATAGTTCTAAATGCTGTGAGGGTGAATTACACCAGCAAGGCATAGGAAAAACTAGAGCTACTTATTAATAAGTGAAAACACTTTCGACTTTTATCGTACATATATTAAGGAATCAAAAACATTTAAATGAAAGCATCAGAATTAGTAGAATCAATTAAAGAAGTTTTAGGGATGGAATTAGCAGAAATCAAAGTAGATCTAGAAATTAGAGAACTAGATAATGGGACTAAAATAGAAGCTGAAAAATTTGAAGAAGGTGAGTCTGTTTTTATTATTACAGAAAGCGGTGATGAAGTTTCTAAAATAGCCGTTCCTGTTGGAAATTATGAAATGAATGACGGAACTGTTTTAGTAGTTTCTGAAGAAGGTGTTATAGGAGAGTTAAGAGAAGCTTCTGACGAAGTGCCACAAGAAGAAGACTTAGAGGAAAAAGAAGAGCTAGCAGATGAGGGAAACTATGTAACCATAGATGACTGGAGAGGAATGGAGAAAAGAATCCAAAACCTAGAGGATGCTATTTCAGATTTAAAAGGTGATAAGCAGAGTGTAAATTCTAAAGAAGACGAAATGTATTCTAAAGAAAATAAAGTAGAAGAAGTTAAGGTTAAAGCCTCAGATAATTCATTGGATTTAAGTTCTGTTGAAGTTAAAGCTGAGCCTATTTCACACAGTCCTGAAAAAGTTCAAGCTAAAGAAAGAGTACAATTAGGCAAAAAAAGATCGGAGTCTACTTTAAGCAGAGTCTTAGACATAATAAATAATAATTAATAATAACAATAAAAATTTAAAAATGAGTAATCAAAAAGTAGAGCTTGCCACTTCGGTAAATATCACAACTTCATATTCCGGACAGTGGGCACAAAAGTACGTTCGGGCTAGTCTTTTGACTGGAAATACTTTGAATAATGGCGGAGTAACAATTTTGCCAAATATCGATTATAAGTATGTGATCCAAAAAGGAGCATTCGATGCTAACTTTATCAAAGACGCTAGCTGTGATTTCACAGACACTGGAGCTGTAACGCTTACAGAAAGAGTAATCACTTTAGAAGAGTATCAAATCAATGCAGAATTTTGTAAAAAAGATTTTTCAATGACATGGCAAGCGGCAGAGATGGGTTATTCTGCGCTAGATCAAGAACTTCCTAAATCATTTTCTGATTTTATTATAGGAACTTTTGCAGCTAAAATAGCTGACAAATATGAGCAAGTAATATGGAGCGGAGTAGGTGGTAATGCTGGAGAGTTTAACGGATTTGTTACATTATTAACAGCAGATGGTGGTGCTGACGTTGCAGCAGTTGCAGGTGGAATTACAGCCGCAAATGTTCAGGCTGAATTACAAAAAGTTACTTCTGCAATAAATGCAACAGTATTCCAGAAAGATGATATGTATATATATATCGGAACGGACATTTTAAGATTTTACATCCAAGCTTTAGGAAATGTAGGAGCAGGATCAGGTGTAGATAATAGAGGTTCATTATGGTATAACGGAGTTCCTTTAACTGTAGATGGTGTTAAATTATTTTATTCGCCGGGAATGCCTGCTAATACAATGGTAGCTTCTGAAGTTTCTAATTTATATTTTGGAACAGGGGTAATGAGTGACTTTAATTCTATTAGAATTATTGACATGGAAGAAATAACTGGATCTTTAAATGTGAGATTTATCCAAAGATGGAAAGCAGGAATTAATTATGGTATTAGAGAAGACATTACGCTTTACGCATAATCAATTAACTAATAAAGTTTAACCTTTTAAAAATATAAAAATATGGCTTGTAATTTAAGCGCAGGTAGAGCAGTACCATGTAAAGATGTGGTAGGCGGTATACAAAAGGTTTTCTTTGTAGACTTTGGAGGATTAGGAGCGGTAACACTGACAGCAGACGAAATAACAGACGCAACAGGTACGTTTTCAGCTTATGAGTATGATCTTAAAGGAGGTTCATCTTTAGAGCAAGCTATTAATAGCTCTAGAGAAACAGGAACTACATTCTTTGAACAAACACTTACACTAAATCTCACCAAATTAAGTAAAGAAGATAACGTACAGATAAAACTATTAGCTTATGGTAGACCACAAGTAGCAGTCGTTGATAACAACGGAAATGCTTTTTTAATGGGGTTAGATCATGGAGCAGAAGTTTCAGGCGGAAGCATAACAACTTCAGCAGAAATGGGTGGATTAAGTGGGTATTCGCTTACTCTAACAGCTCAAGAAAAGCTTCCTGCAAATTTTATAGATGGAGCAACTTTAGCAAACCCTTTTATAGGGCTAGCAAGTGCAACAGAAACAATAGTAGTAGGTACAAACAGTTAAAAACGATAGGTTTCTTTTCATTAAGTTTTGTTTAGGTTAGGAGAGGGTGCTTTTACGAGTAACCCTCTTTTATTTTATAATTATTATGATAATACTACAAGAGACAGCGGCTGCGCAAACGCTAAGAATAATTCCTAGAGAATACGCTATTACTACAACTTATAGCGTAAATATTACTAGCGATTCTGAGAATAAAAATATTTATTCAGCAGCTTATACTAACCAATTTACCGCAGATAGATACTGGTATAATGTGCCTGCATCTATTCCGAATTTAGAACAAGATAATTTCTATACACTAATAATAACAGATGCAGCCACTAAAGAAGTTTTTAGAGGTCGCATATTTTGCACTAACCAAACAATAAGTGATTATAGCGTAAATCAAGGAGAGTACACTACAACCACATCATCAAATGAATTTTTATTCTATGAAGCATAAAAGTAACATTCATATTTTAGAGCTTAATGCCTATACAGCTCCAAGAGTATATGAAGAAAGAAATCAAGATTTTGTTTCTATAGGTGAAGACAATAACTACTATCAATATATAATAGATCGTTATATAGGTTCAACAACTAATCACTCTATTTTAAATGGAGTTACTAATTTTACTTATGGGCATGGTTTAGACGCTACTGATTCTAATAAAAAGCCAGAGCAATACGCTCAAATGATGTCTTTATTAAAGAAAAAAGACCTGTTTAGAGTAGTTCAGGACTTTGTAATATTAGGAGAAGGTGCTTTTCAGGTTACTTATGACTCCAAAAGAAAGATTTCTAAGCTTACATACTTCCCTAGACAGACCTTAAGAGCTGAAAAATGCAATGATAAAGGTGAAATAGAGGCTTATTATTATCACCATAACTGGGCAGAGTACACAAAAAGAGACAAACTTAAGAGAATACCAGTTTTTGGAACATCAAAAGAGCAAAATGAGCTGTATATAGTTAAAAAATATGTAGTAGGATTCCATTATTATAGTTTACCAAGTTACGCTGCATCAATGCCTTACGCACTTTTAGAAGAAGAGGTCTCTGTGTATTTAATTAATGAGACTCAAAACCACTTTTCGGGCACTAAAGTTGTCAATTTTAACAACGGAGTACCTGATAAGGAGAAGCAAATGCAGATTAAAAACGATATTTTAAACAAATTGACTGGTTCAATAGGTGATAAAGTGATCGTAGCTTTTAATTCTAATCAAGAAGCAGCCACAACTGTAGAAGATATTTCATTAAACAACGCTCCAGAGCATTATGCTTATCTATCTGAAGAGTGCGTAAAAAAATTAATGGTAGGGCATAGAATCACCTCACCTTTATTACTGGGAATAAGAGAATCTGGCGGAGGTTTAGGAAGTAATGCTGATGAAATTCAAGTTTCTACAGATTTATTTCTAAATATAGTTATTAAGCCTTCTCAGGACATCGTTATAGATGCTTTAGACGATCTTTTCGCAGTTAATGACATAGCTCTTAACTTATACTTTAAAACGCTTAAGCCGCTTGATTTTATGGATGAAGAGACTGACTTAACAGATGATCAAATTGAAGAAGAGACAGGAATTAAGCAGGAAGATATTGAGGAGCAAAAAGTAGAAGTAGATTTAAAAACTATAGACGGAAATTTAGCCTATAAAACAGTTGAAGAAGCGGAAGCTCAAGCTAAGAAATTAGGCTGTAAAGGACATCATGAGCATAATGAAAATGGAACAATTTGGTTTATGCCCTGTAAGTCTCATGACAAAATACCAAAGTCTATGTATATGTCAGAAGATGAGTTGAGTGAAAATGAAAGTAAAGAGATACTTGGATCACTAGCAGAAACAGGACATAAAATGTCTGATGACTATGTTTTTGTTGACGAAATAGATGCGGATGACGATATTAATAATGAAGACTGGGCAAATTACTTAATTGATGAAAAGAAAAGTGCGCTTTCTAAAATAAGAGGTTTGCTGGGTTTAGCAGATGAAGTTAAGTCAAAAAATAAAGGTAGTTCTTATAGTGATTTAGATTCTAATAACGGACTTTATAAAATACGCTACACATATGCTATAGGATCAAGAAAGCCAAGTAAAACACAAAGAGACTTCTGTAGAAATATGATGAACATGGCTAATTCAGGAATAGTCTGGACTTTAGAAGATATAGACAGAGCCTCTAGAGAAGGAGTTAATAGAGAGCTAGGACATAAAGGAAAAGCTTTCAATTTATTCAAATTTAAAGGCGGCATCTATTGCAGACATATTTTCAAAAAAGTTCTTTTTAGACTTGAGAGTAATACTGAACCTTCAAAGAATTTAGATAATTATAAGAAAGTTAGAAGTATTCCTAAATCTTATAATAGAAAACCTAGAGGATCAAAACAAGCAGCAACAGCACCAGAAAATATGCCTAATCGAGGAGCATACCCTAATTAAAATTTAAACTATGGCACAAGTATTATTTATAAATAGAGACGATCTAGTCAGATTTACTTCAGCTAATGGAAACATTGATACTGATAAATTTATTCAGTACATTTTCATAGCACAGGAAATTCAGATTCAAAGATTTTTAGGAACTGAACTCTATGAGCAGCTAGAAGCAAAAATTACAGCAAACACTTTAACTGGTCATTACTTAACTCTAGTGACTGATTATATAAAACCAGCTTTAACACATTGGGCAATGGTAGAATATTTACCATTTGCAGCCTACTCTATTTCTAATCAAGGAATTTTTAAAAATACTTCAGAAAATGCAGTTAATGCAGATAAAAATGAAGTAGATTTTTTAATAGAAAAAGAAAGAACAACTGCACAATATTTCAGCAATAGATTAATAGACTATTTACAGGATCAAGCCGCTGCGCATTTCCCTGAGTATTACTCCAATACTTATCCAGATATATATCCAGATGATCAAAGTAGTTTCGGAGGATGGCAGTTAAGTTAGATAAAACAAATGAGCAAGAAAAAAACGAAATCTTGCTTAAAAAATATTTAAAGAATAAAGTAGAATCAATTAAAAACAAAACAAATTGGCAACATTTACAGGACAATTAATTTCGGCTACTTATGATGCTATTTTAAAAAGCATTGACAACGATCCACTTGGCTCAGTAGCTAAACAGATTACAGATGGTCTAGGAAATGTCACACCATTATATATCTCTACAACTCAAATAGGAATAGGAATAACTCCAACTGAAGCTCTTCATGTGAGCGGAAATATTATAGGAACAGGCACTTTAGCTATAACTGGACTTACTACGTTTGGAACTTTAAAAAGCAATTTAGCCACAGGCGCAACTATTGGTGAATTTATTACAGAAGCTCAGGGCATAGCAGCTAACAACAATGATACAACACTACCAACTTCAGCGGCTGTAAAAGATTATGTAGATTCTGGAAATACTGGACAAGTGACTGGCTCAGGAACAGGTGGAAAACTACCTATTTGGACTGGAATAGGAGCAAGCTCAACTTTATCTGATTCAGCAATTACGGAAGAGTCTACAAGATTTGTTTTAACTAAAGATATTTTTATAAATGAAGGTATTCCAGTTCTTACTCTTTCAGATAGTAATAGCACTGGCTCAGCAACTTTAGGAGATATTATCTGGCAGGATAACACAGCAACTCAAAGAGCTATAATTTCTTTATATAATAATAATTTAGCAATTACTAGTAAACAGGGAGGTCTTACTTTTGGTACAGCATCAACTACAGCTATGTCAATAGATGCTACTCAAAATGCCATTTTTAACAGCGATTTAGATGTAACAGGAGACTTTGCAGTTAATACAGATAAATTTACAGTTAATGCAGTAAATGGAAATTCTTTAGTAGCAGGAACTTTAGGAGTTACATCTACTTTAACTTCAGCAGATATAACCACAGGCAATATTTCAGCAGCTAATGGCATTTTTTCAGGCGGTATAACTGCCAATGGAACAGCCGTAACAAATACATTTAAATCTACTGTTTTAATTAATCGAGTTGGGCAAGTATCTACTTTACTTATTGGCTCTAATGCTCTTGATGATGTTTTAATAGGTTTTCAAACTGATGGAAACAGTATGTCAATGGGTATTGATCGAAGTGATAGTAATGCCTTTAAAATTTCAGATTCTAATGGAAGTTTAGGAACTGATGATAGATTTAAAATAGATACTACAGGAGCTGCATTTTTTACAGGTTTAGTAAGTGGAATTACACCAACTGCTGCTGCTAACTTTGTAACTAAAGAATATATAGATGGAGGTGGCGGTGCAGGTAGTGGATTCTTGCCACTTGCAGGGGGAACTCTTACAGGTGCTTTAATAGGAACAACAGCAACTTTTGCAGGACAAGTAAATATATCAAATAGTTCAGGTGCAACATTAAATATAAACACTGCTTCAAGTGGTGCAGATTCTAAAATTTTATTACACGAAGGTACTACTGCAAGTCCACAAAATGGAGCATCTATAAGATATGATGGTGCTACTAATTTATTTAAAATTGGTGTTGGTACAAATGTGGATACAACAAGATTAACAATAGCACGAGATACAGGAAACGCAACTTTTGCAGGAAATACAGAAGCACAAAAAGTTACATCTACAAAAGGTTTTTTTGCTACAGGTAATATAGCTGCACCTGCATCTGGAACTTCAGCTTTAATAATAGACTATTATCTTGGAAATTCAAGGTTTTGGAGTAGGGGTGCAAATGCTACTACTAAAGGCGGTTTTCAATTTATACAATTAGAAAATGATGGTGGTAGTCAAACTACTTCTTTAGCAATAGACAGCTCATCTAACGCAACTTTTGCAGGAAATGTATTATTAAGTGGTTATTTGTCAGTAACCTCAAACAATATAGGAACTGGAGCAACAAGATGGATAGGTTCAGATGGCACAACTTCTACTTGGTTTTATAATGTTCCAACAGGTGGAAATCATTATTTTGCAGTTAATAATAGTAACCAATTAAGTATAAATGAAAATAATGCGTTTTTTACAGGAAACGTAGGGATAAATGAAGATGACCCAAGTTCTAAACTATCTATTGGAGGCAATGCTATTAGTACTTTAAAACCTACAGTAGTTATTGCTGATACAACTAATGGTGCTTCTTTAACATTAAGGGGTCAAAGTCCTATATTATATTTTGATGGAACAGCTGCAGGAGTTCCTAAAATCTTAATGGATGGTTCAGGCGTTGAATTTAAATCAGGAACTTTAGATGCACAAGGGGATGTTCATTTTAAAATAGACAGTTCTGGAGTTGTTACTATAACAAGGAGTCCGTTTTTTCCTGCTGCAAGTTTAGATGATATTACAACTCTTAAACTTGAAAATAAAAGTCAAAGTTTTGGGGGTTCAGCAGCAGGTATTCAATTAAATGCAGGAGATGGAGATACAATAGGAGCTATTTTTTCAA